AATGAGCTTTTAAGGTTAAGAACACGAACTGGCCATCAACTATTAATGCATAATTCAGAAGATATAATCTATATCGGTAATGCAAGAGGTACTACTTGGATAGAAATGACTAGTGATGGAAAAATTGATATTCATGCACAAGATAGTGTAAGTATTATGACAGACGCAGATTTTAACATTACAGCTGAACGAGATATAAACATGGAAGCTGGAAGAAATGTTAACATAAAAGCCTCTGCTCGATATAGCAAAGGAACACCAATTGACGCTAAAGGATTAGACAGTGGAAGAATACAGTTTGAATCACAACACGATTATAATCTAATTGTTGGAAGAGACAGCAAAGTTACTGTTAATAATAATTCTCATAATGGTGTTGTTGGTAATCAATATATTTCTACAGGAAAATTTTTAAATGTAAACACTGGGCAGGATACAAAATTAACTGCTGGCGGATCTACTAATATACTTTCTGGAAAAGAGCATAGAGAAACAGCTAAATTTATACATATGAATGGGCCTCGTGCTAGCAGCGCCGAAAAAGCAACAGATGCAGTAGAGTTAGAAACTATTCTTTTACCTTTCATATTCCCAGGATCAACAAAACCAGTAGTATATGACAGTATTGTTCCTAGAGCACCTCAACATGAACCGTGGCCACATCATGAAAATCTAGATCCACAAGCATATAAAAAAGCACAAACTGATAGAGAAAATCCAGGAGCTCTTGCAACTGCTGATCGAATACTTACTCCTGATACCTTTTTGAAAGGAAAAGGAGGTAGAAGAAGGAGTGGAGTAGTTGCTAATTCAGGAGGCAACATTGACACAGGACACGAAAATCATGGAGGAGGCTCGGCAACAGGAACAGGACAAACTCCGGTAGATGAGTATGCACCAAGTTTCGGCTTTACTGGTGAACTAGGAAAACTAAGCGAAAGATATGAATCAAGGGGAGATCCTACAGCAATAGGATATGATACTACAGGTGGTTGGAGCTATGGCACTTATCAACTTGCAACAAAGACCGGTGGATTTAAAGGGTTTATGGATTACACAAAACGTAAAGCACCTGAAACCCATCAGCAACTTGTTGACGCAGGCGGGCATTCTTTGGCTAAATTAGGATCAGATTCCTTTAAACAGTCTTGGAAGTCAATTATGTCAGGAGCCGGAGCAGAAGATCAACATCAGTATGCTGTAGTGCAATATTTTGTGCCGGCTGCTGATAAAGTTACAAAGAGTACTGGAATAGATGTAAGAACAAGATCTAAAACATTGCAAGACGTATTGTGGTCAACAGCAATTCAGCATGGTGCAGGCGGGTGTAACAGAGTATTTAAAAATGCGTTAAAAGCATGCGGCAATAATAATCCTGCAGATGATGCATTGATTGTTGCTGTTTATAATGAAAGAGCAAGAGATAATGGAATGGCACACTTTGGTAAAAGTACTAATGAAGTAAGAAGAAGTGTTGTAAAAAGATTTAACAATGAAAAGTTAGATGCATTGTCAAGTTTAAAACAAGAATTAGGTGGAGGAGGTACACCTACCCAATCAGGATCAGGTACTGTAGTACTTCCTGTAGAAGGAACTGTCGGGTAAATACAATATGAGTGAATTAGAAAAAAACTTAATTAAAAGAGTTACAGTAAGTGAACAACAAAAGTCTGCAAAAAGTAGTAGAACTTATAGAGGATTTTCTACAGTAGATGGAAAGAATACTGGATTCGCTAAGTATGACTTTGATATTATAAAGCAAGATCTAATTAATCATTTTCATATACGACAAGGAGAAAAACTTACTGATCCAAAGTTCGGCACAATTATTTGGGATTTATTATATGAGCCTTTTACTATTGATTTACAAGAAGCAATTGTACAAAATGTAACTGACATAGTAAATTATGATAGTCGAATAAGTGTAGAAGAAATAGTAGTAGATACATATGAACAGGGAATAACTGTAGACTGCACACTTACTTTCCTTCCTTATAGTATTTCAGAAAATTTACGTTTTAAGTTTGATCAAAAAAATGGTCTTCTGTAGAGAATTAACTACGCACTTATCTGTAACAGATAAATATCATAGTAATAGAGGAAAGCTAAATGTCTGCAACTGATAGACAGTCAAGATTGTTAGTATCTGAGGACTGGAAAAGAATTTACCAATCGTTTCGTAACGCTGATTTTGCAAGTTACGATTTTGATAATCTTCGCAGGACGATGATTAACTATCTGCGACAAAACTATCCTGAAGATTTTAATGATTATATTGAGTCTTCAGAATACCTTGCACTTATAGATATGATTGCGTTCCTTGGACAAAATTTAAGTTTTAGAATAGATTTAAATGCAAGAGAAAATTTCTTAGAAACAGCCGAACGTAGAGAAAGTGTATTGAGATTAGCTAGAATGCTGTCTTATAATCCTCGACGTAATCAAGCTTCAAGCGGAATACTAAAGCTTAATACTATCAAAACTACAGAACCTATTATAGATAGTACAGGACAAAATTTAGCAAATGTCGTAATTAAATGGAATGATCAGGCTAACTCAAACTATTTTGAACAAATGGTTAAGATTTTAAATTCATCATTACCTGTAACTAATCAAATAGGAAATCCATTAAAGAGTGCATCAATTGCAAATGTGATTACTCAACAATATAGGATAAACGCAACTAATACAACTAGTGCAGTTTTTCCTTTTTCTAAAAAAGTAGAAGGTGTTACAACAAGATATGAAGTTGTAAGTGCTGGAATTAACGGAGAAAATTTGATAGAAGAACCTCCAATTCCTGGTACAAGCCCTGCTTTTTTGTTTAGAGATGACGGACAAGGCGCTGGAAGCTCAAACACTGGATTCTTTATGATGTTCAAACAGGGTAAATTATCAAGTTCAGACTTTTCAGTAAATAATCCTGTACCAAATCAATCTGTTGCAGTAGACGTAGCAAACATTAATGATTCAGATGTTTGGCTTTATAATATAGACAGCAACGGATTCGAAACAGATTTTTGGACAAAAGTTGATGCGGTTGAGGGCAACAATGTAATTTACAATAATTTATTTGAAGGTATAAAAAATGTTTATGCTGTAACCACTAGAATAGGAGATAGAATAAATTTAGTTTTCTCAGATGGTTTATTTGGAAATTTGCCTTCAGGTAATTTTAGAACTTACTATAGAACTAGTGCAAATGCTGCTAGTGTAATTAATCCAGGCGCTATTGGAAATGTTAATATTGATATAGAATATCAAAGTAGAAGTGGTAATATAGAAGTTTTATCATTAGGATTTAAACTTAACTATACAGTAACAAATGGAACTGCGTCTGAAAGTAGCGAGGAGATTAAAGCAAATGCTCCTGCAACTTATTATACACAAAATAGACTAATTACTGGGGAAGACTATAATATAGGTCCGCTTGCAATAAGTCAAGAAATTATTAAAACAAAAAGTACAAATAGGATTAGTAGTGGTATTAGTAGGTACTTTGATCTTAAAGACGTTTCGGGCAAATATAGCAATACTAGTTTGTTTGCAGATGACGGTGTATTATACAAAGAAATTTTTCAACTTAAAAAAGAATTTACATTTACTACTCAAAGTGATATAGAAGGTGTAATTAATAACACTGTAGAAGGTATATTAAATTCGTCCTATATGAAAAATTTCTATCTTGATCAATTCCCTAAAACACTTGTATCTGATCTAAATGCAAGTTGGTCACAATCAACAACATTTAAAACAGAGTCAACTGGAAGATTTTTAGATGCAACTCAAAATCCATATATGGTCAGCAGCTTCACTGCTAATAGTTTGCGTTATATCGAACCAGGAACTATGTGTAGATTTATTGCACCTTCTGGATTTCATTTTAAGCCAGATGGCACTTTAGGTTCAGGCGCAGCAAATTATTTAGGTAGTAAAAATTATAAATGGGCTAAAGTAATAACAGTTGACGGAAATGGCACTGTAGTGAATACAACTACTACTAACGGTCCAATTAGATTTAATGAAGTTATTCCAACAAATGCTGTGTTAGATCAAATTGTTCCTAATTTTTCAAAAGTTCTTACAGATGCTGTGAAAGTCCAATTAATTGATCAAGCATTTGCTTACAAAGATTTTGGTTTAAGATATGATTTAACTGACAGACAATGGAAAATTATTACTTCAGAAAATTTAAATGTTTCTCAAGATTTTACTACAGGAAAAACAGGAGATAACACAGCACAGAATTTAGATTCAAGCTGGTTATTATATTTTAAAACTGATGGCGAAACATATACTATAACATATAGAAATTTAAGATATATTATTGAAAGTGCAGATGAAGTTAGATTCTATTTTGATGGTATAGATAAAGTTTATAATCCTTCTACAGGAGAAATTGTCAGAGATAAAATTGATATACTTAATATTAATAATGCTCCGGGTAGTACTTCGTCGTTCAATAATGATTTTACATGGACTGTTTCAGGTGCTTTTAGAGACCCAGATGGATATATTGACTCTAGAAAAATAGAAGTTCAATTCATTGATCTAGACGATGACGGTATAGTAGATGATCCGGAAATTTTTGAGCAAATAGTAAATCAAAATAATAGTAGTATTTCTATATCTGAAAGATTAATTTT